AGGATGTTATAACGGCCATTAATAGCCTCTCTCCGCTCGTTGCAAACAAGGTGCTGGAGTCAATGTCACCAAACGAAATCCGTGCGCTTGTATCGCTTCCTGCGAAGCCCGAAGGTCAAGGGCTTGCACCCGATACGGCAACCGAAGTAAGCCCCGAACCAACTGCACCGCAAGGGTTGGCTTCCAACGACAACATCAAGAAATTGTCGGGCCGTGAGTACCAAAACCTCATGCGAATCGTCCGCCATTATGCGCAGGAAAAGATTACCTTGGAGATGGCCCGCACGATGCTATCCGCTGGATTCGGCCTAACCCCCGAAGAAGTGAACACGCTCCTTGGCGTGCAGGAGCAAGCCTTCAGCGAGCCTATGTGGGGCGAAGAAGACACCGAGGACTACGGATGGGGGGAAGAAGAGTTCAAGGTCTTGGAGGTGGTCGCAAGCAAGTTTGGGAGCAGTTCGGACGACTATGTGGTCATGCACTCCAAGCCAATGCGGTTTGACACCGACTTAGACGACCAAGTGCGTCAAGCCTTCGCTGAACTGGGGGAGGAAGAAAAGGAACTGGATAAAAAAATTGAAGCCTACCGCAAGAAGAATCGGGACGCATCGGTGGAAGAAATGGCCAAGGAGTTCGGGGTCAGCAAAGCGAAGGTCGCAAAGCGGGTCGCCTACTTGATTACCAAAGACCGTTACCCCATCGCAAGAGCCGTGGACCAAATTGCCAAGGAAGGAGCCAAGCCAACGGATGAACCCGTGCTTGAAGTCCGCTACAAATACTCTTGGGCGGCGGGTTTCAGCAACAAGGACAAACGGACCAGCCGTGAGTTCTGCAAGGTCATGCTGGACCTCGCTGACCAAGGGAAGGTGTACACACGGGACGACATCAATGGTATTTCCAACATCATGGGATACTCCGTATGGAATCGCAGAGGCGGTTGGTATCACACAGCCAGCGGAGTGAATCGCCCTCAATGCAGACACATTTGGGAGCAGCAACTCGTTATCCGCAAAGGCAATAAAATCACGAAAGCATGAAGGCACTATTCATAAGCGAGCAAACGCTCTTGGACAACTCCGTAATCAACGAGAATGTTTCCTTTACGCAGATTCGGCCTACCATCGTGAAGGTCCAAGAGATGCGGATTCAGCCTATCGTTGGGTCGGCCCTGTACTCGGAAATGGTGGGGCAGGTGGTAAGCGGCACAACGACTGCGCTCAACACCACCCTATTGGAGGACTACATCCAGCCCGCCATGGTGCAATGGTTGTACTACGAACTTCCGATGGTATTGGCCTTTAAGTACATGAACAAGGGAATGGTCCGCCGTACCAGCGAGGAATCTTCCCAAATGTCCATGGACGAAATCACCCGCCTCACCGACAAAGTGAAGAACGATGCGGAGTGGTATTCCGAAAGGATTACCCGCTACCTCATGGAGCAGAAGGCCAACTACCCGCTCTTTAACTCCCCGCCATCGGCTTTGGACACCATCTACCCCAACGGCACGAACTACAACACGGGGATGGCCTTGGATGCCCGAACCCTCCGCCGTGGTGCTGGACTGGACCGCCCATGGCCCTACGACCCTTACTGCTCCAACTGCTGAAACCTATGGGAGCGCACTCAAAAAATATTCTGAAATTACAGGCTTATGTCATGGATAAAAATCAAGCAAGCACTCCTTGCGCTTGCAAATGCTCATCCGCAGGTAAACTCCTTCGGGACGGGGGACCCGCTTGCAATCGGAACGGACAACACGATAAACCTGCGAACCCCAAGCCGTGAGCGAATCGTCTATCCTTTGGTATTTGCGGATGTGCAGTCAGCAAGTACGGACTTGGGCAGTTTGGTTCTTGTGGTCGGTGTCTATTTCAGCGACCGAGTGGAATCCATTGCCACGATGGGTGGCGTAATTTCGGGAAGTCCGACGCTCGGTTGGCAAGACAACGAAGACGAGGTTTTAAGCGACCAACTGCAAATCGCTCAGGACTTCATTTCAGCCCTTACAAACGACCCGACGCAAGAGTGGACGCTAAGTACCAGCGTCAGCCTTACGAGGTTTGTAGAGAGCCGTGACGACCGCACGGCGGGGTGGGTGGCTACTCTATCGTTTGCTATCCCGTACTCTCACTCCGTTTGTGAAATTCCTTCATAAGATACATTTACCCTAAAGCAACCAAACAAAATGCCTACTCCTATTCTTCAACAAATGCTCGGACAGGGCGGCACGATGGAATTCGTGGACGCAGCCGTCACGGGCAAAAATTACGACTTCCTTGTGGTGAACGCCGCCGCTACCTTCACGACCTTGACAGGTTCGGGAGGGGAAGACCTGCTGACCGCTTACTCGTTGAGCGGCAAATCCGTGTCTGCTGGTATCGTCATCAGCGGAAGGAACGGCGGCAAGATTACTGCCGTCACTCCAAGCGTCGGTAGCGTCATCGGATATACCTTCCTGTAATGCTGATAGGCTACGGCTACGGCTATCCGACTAATATGCTGCAAGGCGGTCTTGCGGCTGCGGCATGGGCTGCCTTCAATCTTCGTGCGACTACGGACAACGCCATTGCGCCCGAAGCCGCCGTCAACGGTTGCCTGCAAGCCCGATTCGCTTTGATATTCAACTTCTAATATGCCCACGCCTTCCTTATTGATAGTCCCCGCCCGATTCAAGACGGGGAAACTATACTCCCAAATCCCAACCAGCGGAGCAGGCGACTTCACCGTTACTCGCAATACGGCGGCACGGCGGTTTGATTCTGCTGGCTTGGTCGCATCCGTAGCGTCGGGCATCCCCCGCTTGGACTACTACACCAGCGGCGGAACGGCGGGGTGTCCTGCTCTTTTGGTGGAGCCTGCGGCGACGAACCTTTGCTTGCAGAGTGAGGACTTCTTGACAACTTGGGCTCCCTCAAATATTGCAGTAACAACGGGTTCAACGGCTGCGTTTACGGCTCCCGATGGAACAACAAGTGCAGACCTTTTGACCGCATCCGCAAGCGGTAGCGCAAGAATCATTCAGTCCTTCACATTCGTTTCGGGCACAACCTATTCCTATTCCGCATTTGCAAAAGCGGGGAGCGGATTTTTTGGCTTAACTATGGAGAATAGCAGTGTTGCAAGCGGAGCCGCAGTTGTTTGGAATCTTAACACGGGCGCTCTTGCGGTTAGCGGAGTTGTTGGAGCGGGCTACACATTGCAGTCACAAGGCATTGAAAACTACGGGAATGGATGGTATCGTTGTAGAATGACCGTTCTTCTTGGCCTTGGGGCCGCTGGGAATATTCGTGCCAATACGAGCAATGGAACCATGACAAGTGCAGTAATTCAAAGCGCAAGCGGAAATACTGCGTATGTATGGGGCGCACAACTTGAAACAGGCTCGGTGGCCACCTCCTACATCCCCACCACCGCAGGCACGGGTAGCCGAAGCGCAGATGTCATCTCCGTGAGCGGAGCGGTCAGCGGAAGCATCGGGCAGACGGAGGGGACGATTTATGCGGAGGTGGATGTGAGGACTTTTACATCAAGTGCAGCAAGACGCATCGTCAACCTTCGTGTGGATGGTAGCAACCTTTTGTCGTTAGAAATAAATGCCGCCAGTACAAATATTGAATTTGTCGCAACATCGGGCGGGGTAACCGTTACTGCCGCTGCATCAGGTTTGACGGCGGGCATCTCTAAAATTGCAGTTGGCTATAATTCGGCAGCAAGTGGAACGGTTTTGTATGTCAACGGGGTCCTGCGTGATACGAAGACAATCGCAATACCAACCTTATCTGCCGCAGTTTTGGGTCTTGGTGTTCGTGGTGATGGAGGTGCAGGCACTCAACTCAACGACCGCATCCGTGCCGTGGCCCTCTACACGACCCGCCTCACCAACGCTGAACTCGCAACGCTGACAACCCTCTAAGATGGCCACCTTCCGCAAGTTCGCATTCCCCGACGGGGCCACCGCCGACAAACTTTTGGGGGAATCCCTGCAACCGCTGGACTTTGCCGTGCAGGTGGGGGAGATAGACAAAGCCGTCTGCGTGGATGTGTTATTCCAAGACGATTGTCCTGCATCGCTCAACCCCTACATCGTTTGGCCCGCCCCCGTTGGCGTTCACACTTTCCTCGGTTGGGACGAACAATACGAGGCTGACTACAAAGAATTTGCAACACCGCAAACCAAATAACATTTCCAACCATGGGACTATTTAAGCGCAACCCTAACAAACCCAACCTTATGCAATCTGCCATCATCGCACTCCTTCGCCACCTGCTAACATTTATCGGTGGTACACTCGTCGCCAAAGGTGTCATTGATACCGCCACGCTCACCGAAATTATCGGCGCGATAATTACTTTGTTGTCAGTTGGTTGGATGGCCGTGGAGAAAGTAAAGGCTAAACCCGAAGCACCGAAGGCGTGAACCTGATAGAAACCACTATCATCGGGTCCATCTCCGCAATCGTCGGGGGTGCGGTTGCTTGGCTCACACGGGGACGCTTCACGGCGGATTCGTTGCAGGTGAAGCAAGCGCAAGCGGTGCTGGCTATGTGGCAGGCTACTGCTGAAGCACAAAACAAAGAGTTGACTGAATTACGCAATGAACTTGTAGTTTTGCGTCAACGGATTGAGTGTTTGGAAACTACTATCCATGCACTTGAATCCGAGAACGCAACACTAAAAGCCATGCAATGATTCTACCACTCACCAAGCACAGCCGAAACATCCACGACATTACCTGCCAATCGGGGCAGGAGTTTCTACTCATCAGCGACCTGCACTGGGACAACCCCCATTGCGATAGGGGGTTGCTGACCAACCACCTAAAGGAAGCCCAACGGCGCAACGCAGGAGTCATCGTCAACGGTGACTTTTTTTGTTTGATGCAGGGCAAAGGCGACCCACGCAGAAGCAAGGAAGACATCCGAGAAGAACACAACAACGCCCGATACTTGGATTCTATTGTGAATACCGCCGTGGAATGGTTTGCACCCTACGCCAAGAACCTGCTGCTGGTTGGCTACGGGAACCACGAAACATCCATCATTCACCACCAAGAAACCGACATCCTGCAACGCTTTGCCAGCACGCTGAACTACGCCACGGGGTCAGCAGTTGAAATTGGTGGCTACGGCGGCACGATTGATGTCCGAGTGCTGCATGACACCATCCGTGGGGTCAACTTCGTGGTGCATTATTTTCATGGGAGCGCAGGGGGTGGGGTGGTCACACGCGGAGTAATTGCCGACCAACGGTTGCTCGCATCCACCGAAGGCTATGACCTCACATGGATGGGCCATGTCCATGAGTTATACTACCACCAAAACATCATTCACCGCTATGACCGTTCGACCAAAACGCTCCTTCAAAAACCTATTCACCAACTGCGTACGGCGACTTACAAGGAAGAATGGGACGGGGGTTACATGGGCTTTCATACTGAACGAGGACGAGGCCCGAAGCCTTTGGGTGGATATTGGATGAAGTTAGAAACCAGCAGGAACGCAAGCAAGGACAACAAGGGACCAGAGTTGCAACTCCACGCTACCTTCACGCCTGCTGATAGGTTATACTGACCTGTACGAAGAAATCGTACGCCTAAAGTAGCGGATTCCGCTACCTTCCGCAAACTATCCCTCCTGCGTATCGGATGCGGTCACATACAAGTAACCGTACTCTTTCTCCGCATTGAACTGCGGGCAAGCCTTGGCCACTCCTGGGAAGTCCCGATGGCCACAAATGCGGGCCTTGGGGTACTTCTGCAACCAAGAAAGCAGCACCCCTGCGATGGCTTGCCTCTGCTGGATGGTTCGGTCATCCGTTTCTTTCCCCCCAATGTAGGACACATGGAGGCTGGTCGAGTTATGTCCTGCAACCCCGTTGGTCACCTTGTCGTCGGTTGCCAAGGTCATGATGTTCCCGTTGGGTTCAATGATTTTGTGGTAGCCCACGGCCTTCCAGCCAAGCCCATCCTTCCAATGTTTGCGGATGCTGGCGATGGTGGTGTTCTTCGGGGTGGCCGTGCAATGGACGACGAGGTGGGTGATTTGGCGCATGGTTATTCTTCGGGGTTTAAGAGGGGGTAGTAGCAGACGGTGTGGTCTTCGTCCTTGGGTAACTGGGAGGCAGACACTTCGTGAATCCCTGCCCATTGGGCCTTGGCGGGGTCGTAGCCCAGCAACTCGCAAGCCCTGCGGTACTCGCACAGGAGGGCGTGGTTCTGCTCCAAGTCAGCGGGTGCAACGGCTATCATCAGCCGCTCCAAGGCATTCGTGAGGGCTTTGGCGGGTCGGGTAGAGTGGTAGGTCATACCGCAAATTTATATCTTATCGGGTGCATTTATGGCGAAAATTAGGAATTTATACCGCTTCGGGTGTAGGCTCTAAAAAAAAGTTTCACAAAAAAATGACTACAATGGTCGCAAAAGAGAAAACCGCCGTATCTTTGACCTACAAACCAACCACAAAACCATGAAAACTATCAAAACCCCCACCCACAACTTCATCACCTTGTTTGACAATTCTTTGTCTATCAACTTGACCAACGGCAAAATCACCGCCACCGGCTTCGGCGCACAATGGCTTCGCCTTGAGGAGTGCAGCATCAGCGACCTTGATGCTTCCGGCTTGGCCGACATCAGCAGCCAAATCGTCCGTCAGCACGGTGCTTGTGTTGCAGCAACATTCAACCAATTCTCCGGAAACTAAACCACCAACCATGACCCACGAAACCAAAACCAAACTCAAAGCCGCCCTTGCGACGGGCTACATCGTGCTGACCACCTGCCTCGGCCTCGCATTTTTCGGCAGATTCATCCTTGCAATTGTCACCAACTAAACCCCAAACCATGAAACCACTATCCCCCGAACAACTCGCCAAGATTGCCGAGCCACTCCCACCCGAAGCCATTGCGGCGCATCCCCGCATGGCGGGCCTCTCCACCATCAAGGGCATCTTCGTGACCGAACGCCTCAACGAAGTTTTTGGTGTCGGTGCGTGGGTCGTCAAGACCGACTTGTCTGCCCCCATTGCAACCGTCCACACCACGACGAACGCAGGCCGTGAGCGGATTGAGTACACGGCGGTCGCCAAGACCATCTTCACGGTTCCCGCCCACGACATCTACTACGAGTGCATCGCATCCAGCACCAACTCCGACCCAGGCGATGCCGCCAAAGGTGCGACAACGGACGCGATTACCAAGATTGCTTCGTGGATTGGGATTGGGATTGATGTGTACAAAGGCAAGCACGGGGCGGCCCCCAAGCCCGCCAACACCAACCTGCTGGACCTCAACGACAAACTCGGCCTCGTTCCCGCCTACGACGACCTCACCGCCGCAACGCTACGGGCCGACTTCCTCAAACTGGTGCAGAAACTCCCCGCCGACCAACAGGAGCGGTATATGAAAGACCTGGACCAAATGACCCCCGCCCGATTTGAAAAGGGCATCCAATTCATCCAAAACCAACTCTCTAAAAAATAAGCCATGACCTTACTTGAAAAATGCAATGCCGATGTCTTTGCGGCTATTCTTGAATTCAAATCTAAGTACCCCGAAAGCGGGGAACATCTAATCTCCATCCTACAAAAGCACGAGTATTGGTGGCAAATGACGGGCGAAGAAATTGTGCGTTTTGAAATAGACCTTCCTTATCAAATTTGGAACGGCAAAATTATCACCTTTAACCTCCTTTTTGAATCTCAACAAACCACCCAAATGCCATGAACGACCTTGTCACCATCCCCAAGTCGGACATCAGCAAGGCTGACATCGCCGACATCGCCGCTGGCCTTATACTCCGCATTCAGGAAGGAGAGGTCAACCCCATCGCTGCCCATGTACGCTTGAAGGCGGTCGTCAAAGCCTTGGAGCAAGTCCTAAAGGCAACCGAGGACATCGTCCGTGACGAAGCCGAAAAGCACGGCAAAACCTTCTCCGCATTCGGTGCCGAAATCCAAGTCAAGGAGGGGGCACTCACGCCCGACTACCAGCACGATCAAGTGTGGAGCGACCTGCAAGCATCCATGAAAGCCCGTGAGGAACTGCTGAAGATGGCCTTCCGCAACGCTGGCAAGGCAACGGTCTACGACGAATCCACGGGCGAAGCGGTTCCCGTGTGTCCCGCCAAGGGGACAAAACCAAGCATTGCTGTGACTTTTAAAACCAGTTAAGATGAAAGACGGACAAACTATCGGCCAATGGCTGAACTGGGATTTTGAGGCGAATGGGGACTTGAAAATTAATAACAAGACTGGCAAAACAATCTATTGGGAAGATTTCTCTGGATGGTGGGGCAGGTGGCAATACGATTCCAAAGGAGAATTAATCTACTTTGAGGATTCAAAAGGTGTAATCATAGACAACCGCACCCCCGAAGTCATTGAACATAACGGCCGCAAATATCAACTAATCCCCTAACCATGCCCGAACAACCCCTCCAAAAGAAAGGCTCCCAACGCCGAAACCGCAACGCAACGGTCAAAGCCGTGTACCTCCTGCTCAACAAGCCGATGCGTGTTGAACGATTGGCCGAGGCTGTAGATTTGCCCCTCCGCCAAACCTATCGAATCATCACGCACCTCAAAGCAACGGGGTGGCTGCAAAGTGACAGGACTTACTACTGGCTAACCATAAACCCCTAACCATGCCCAAACCCAAAGGAAAAGAAATCCAACGAAGAGTCGCCACCATCTACGCCGTGTCGTACCTCGCACAACGCCCATACAGGGCCACAGAACTCGCCGAAGTGCTTGGGGTGACCATCCGTACCACCTACCGAATTCTAAGCGATTTACGGGCCTCAAATTGGCTCATCGAAGAAAACTGCAAATACTCAATTCAACCTAACCAAACCCCAACCCAAAACCATGTTTAACATTCAACCAAACCACAACAACCAAAAACCAAAAACCATGTTTAAAAGTCAACCAATTAAGTCATCAATCAATATCGCTGCACAAATCTTTTATACCACCGATTACACAGTTTTCAAGGAACTGCTTGGAAATCGTGATGTAGATGAAAATCATGTCAAAAGATTGATAAAATCAATGAAAGAAGAATACCTTGAGATTCCAATTCAAGTCAATCAAAAGATGCAGGTTATTGATGGTCAACATCGCCTTGCTGCCTGTAAAGAGTTAGGACTTCCTGTTTTTTATATGATTATGAAAAATGCGGGGCTTGACCAAACTCAAAGACAAAACGCATTGTCAAAGAAATGGGCAATCACGGATGTACTTGAATCATTTTGCAAAAGAGGATTTTCTAATTATATTGTGGTAAAATCGTTTATGGAAGATTTTGGTTTTACATTATACCAGTCACTTACCATCTTGACTTTAAATCAATTATCTACCGAACAAACCATTAATTTTAAAAGCGGAAATTTTGAAATCAAGGACTTAAATCGGTCAAAAATTGCAGCAAAAAATCTTCTTAAATTAAAGGATGTTGTTGCTTTAAATGACACCATAATTTTTAGAGCATTTTTTCATTTGGTCACAAAATGTGAGGAATTTGATGTAAATTATTTTATTCAAAAAATGCAATATCAAAGCCAAAAGTTTAAAAAGCAAAGGGATAGAGCATTGCAGATTGAGAACATTGAGGAAATCTACAATTATCGGAATCAAAATAAAGTCAACCTAAGAATCATTAAATAAACCCAAACCCCAACCCAAACCCCATGAGTAACTACACCCCACAACCCAACACATTCACCCTGTTCGCAAACGACAAAGGCGACAACCCAAAACGGCCCGATTACAGGGGCGACATCATCCTCCCCGACGGGACCAAGATGCGCCTGTCCGCATGGGTCAAGGAAGGGCAGAGCGGCAAGAAGTTTTTGAGCGGCAAAGTTGAGCCGATGAACGAATCCCGTCCAGCCAACGCATTTGAACCACAGGACGGAGATATGCCGTTTTAGTGTAACTTTGCCCGAAGATTACATTTACTAATAACGCCCGTGTGTGATTCCAGCCACACGATGCGTCCAATAAAGGGTTCCTTCTCTAACCCCTGCCCCGACTGCTGGAATCAGTTGGGGCTTTTTTTTTACCTCCTATGAGAGATTCATTCATCTTCTACCGCTCATTCCTCAAGAGCATCCAACACCTTGACCCAGTTGAGCAGTTGGAACTATTCCAAGCCATCGTGCAGTACGGGCTTGACCAACACGAACCCGAAATGAGCAGGTATGTTCGCGCGGTGTGGGAATCCATAAAACCGCAACTGGATGCTAATCAGCGAAAATACGAGAACGGTTGCAAGGGCGGGAAACCAAAGGCTAACCAAGACCTAACCACCCCCGAACCACCCCGTAACCTAATGAGTAATGATAATGGGAATGATAATGAAAAGGAGAATGATAATGCAAAGGAGGAAGGGGTAATGGCAAAGCCCAAGAGGGATAGCAGTATTTTGTTTGACCAATTTTGGAGCCTCTACCCCCGCAAGACCTCCAAGCAGTCCGCCTCCAAAGCATTCGCCAAACTCAAAGACGAGGACCAGCAGGCGGCCATCAACAACATCTCCCGCCTATACTCTGAAACCCCCGTCCAGTTCGTACCCCATGCGGCGACCTACCTCAACCAAGGCCGATGGGAGGACCAAGTAATCCCAAGGAACGCTACCTTCAACCCACTAAACCAAACCGACGATGAACCCCTACCATCTTACCGCTGAACGCAGGCTATTATCCTGCCTTATGGACCAATTTACAAACCGAGCGGTCCTGCTCCTTCAAATTCCCGAACGCCTATTCACGGGGAACCATGTCCTCGTTTACAGGGCGATTGAATCCCTCCACCGAGCCGAGCGACCCGTTGACCTGGTTGCGGTTCACAAGCACCTCATTGACAACGGTCAAGCCCATGTCATCGCTGAATTCGTGGACATCTTGGACGGCAACACGCTGACCTCCGATTGGAAGGTGTACGCCTCCGACCTCAACGAAGCATGGAAGCAAAGGGAGGAACAACGCATCATGGACGAACTGGCCCATGACAGGGATATCCCCAAAGCCTTCGCCCGTTACCAATCCATGCAAGCGGTGGAAACCAACGCCACCGAAACGACCGCCCACGAACTCGCCAAGACCTACCTCATGAACATGAACGAGGTAAGGGAAGGCAGACGCAAGGATTCAATCTTCCCCACCTACATCAGCCCAATGGACCGAATGCTTACAGGATTCAAGCCCACCGAGTTCATCCTCCTTGGCGGACGGCCCGCAATGGGCAAGACGCTCTTGGCCCTGCAAATAGCAATGAATCAAGCCATGGCTGACATCCCCGTGGTGTTCTTCACGCTTGAAATGAGTGCCGAGCAACTGACCCAGCGGATGCTTTCCAACCTTGCCACCATGGATGGGGCCCACTTTCTCAACCCCACCGAGCGAATCAGCACGCAGGACTTCATGGACCTTGGCCAAAAAGCAGACCTCCTAAAATCCAAACCGCTCTACATAGTGGACTTGCACCAAGCCAACCTTGACCGCATTGAGGGCGAAATTGCCAAACTGAAAACCAAGTACGGGATTTGCGGATTCTACTTGGACTACCTTCAACTTGTAGAGCCAACCAAGATTGACAAAGCCAAGCCAAAAATTGAGCAGATGACAAACATATCCAAGACCCTTAAAGCCATTTGCAAACGGCAGAAAGTGTTCGGGGTCGTTGTATCCTCCCTATCCCGTGCAACGGAAGGACGCAGCGACCATCGCCCCATCATGTCCGACCTTCGGGAAACGGGCCAACTGGAGTTTGATGCGGATAAAATCGGTTTTGTTTACCGACCATACGAACACGACAGGAACCAGCCAGCGGATTTGATGGAGGTCATCGTCCGCAAGAACCGCAACGGTTCCCTCGGCATTGCAAACATTCAATGCCACCTTCCCTTTACCAAAGCCAACGAGTACCCACCCAATTCCCTATGATGGAAGAATACAATTTGCAGGCCGCCTGTGTCAAGTTGTTCGCCCTTATGCGACCCAACGAGCAGGGGCTGCTATTCCTCAACCTCAACAACCCCCGTTCCCGCTCCAACGGTTTCTTTCTAAAGGGCATTGGGCTGACCGCTGGCGTGGCCGACATGACCTACCTATCGCCCAAGGGAGCGGTGTTTCTTGAATTTAAAACCCCCAAGGGCAAGCAGTCGCTATCGCAGAAATGGTGGCAGGGGGTGGTTCAGGAGGCGGGGTACAGGTACGAGATAATCCGAAGCGTGGAAGAATTCCAACGGGTGTTGGCTGAATGTGGGTAGGTTGTTTATATCTTTGGACCTACTAAACCAAAAGCAATGACACCAAAAGAAAAAGCATGGGAATTATGGAATTTTTATGGGACTTTATTTGGCAGATACGACAAAGCGGGTGAAGCCGCAATTAAAGCAGCCGATGAGGTACATGGATTTATGAGAGATGATGACTTTGATAGTGATGATTGCTATTGGGCCAACCACAAGAAAAGCAGATATTGGAATGATGTAATTGTTGAATTAAAAAAACTTTCATAACCATGCGCCGCTTACTGCTCCTATTTCTGCTGACCGCCTGCACCAACAACCGCCCTTGGAAGATTATTGAGGTGCGGCCCAAGGGGAATGCCTGCGAGTATGTATTGAGCAGGTCCAACGGATTCGGCCCGCAGATAAAAATCATAACCGATAAATGCGGGAAGTACACACTTTTCCAAACCGTAAATGAAAAATGGAAGAAATAACGATTTACAAGTTTCAATTAGAAACAATCATTGACGCATTAAGTATAACTTCACGGATTCACGATAGTAGTAAAGGCAAAACTTGCTACGATAGACAAGTTAGACAGGCTTTAGAATATGCAAAAAATGCACTTGAAAACAAAAAAGATGTTAAAGTGCGGTATATGTAGTATTACCCCCCAACCCTAAACCGTAAACCCATGAGCAACAAAAAAGCAGCCCTATTAGCAGGTATGTTAGCCGCTACAATGGCAGAACAAGAAAGGAAAGATTACTTTGAATTTACTAATCCTTATGCTGGATTAGAAGGATTAACTTATAGCGGCTCAGGTCAAAAAAGTTATTCTAAAAGCCCAATGACTAATAAACAGAAAAAGTCAAGGGCTGCGTCTAAACGTGCAAAACAAGCTCGTAAACGTGGCCGGTAGGCTTGCGGCTAACCCGCATATTTGTCTAACCCCCAACCCCTAACCCATGAAACCAACCCCCACCGATTTCCGCCGCTGGCAAATCCACATCCGCAAGGAGTGCGTGAACTGCAGCCGCCCCGACCGCTCCGAAACTATCAAGCCTTGGTCCGTGAACTGGACCCTGCTCGGAAGAATACTTCAAGCCAAAAACGCCTGACCATGCCCTGGATAAGACCCCAAGACCAAATGCCCAAAGACGGGGTAGAGGTGCTGATTACCGATGTGGAGGGAATGCAAATTGTGGCCCACTATTCCTTGCACGCTGATTTGTGGTTTTCCGAAAATCATTCTTGGTGGACCCATGAAGTCAACTATTGGATGCCAATCCCCGAAATCGTTTAAGCCATGCAGACCAAATTAGAGCGCTATGCCGCCAAGTACGGCGAGGCATTTATGAACGAACTGCCCGATATCATTCGGGCCTACTGCCTTGCAAACGACCTGCGAGTTCCAACCAAGAAACGCCCCAGCAACCTGCATATCATTCGGGTGATTGCCGAGGCAACCAGCGAAGTCCTTGGCATTCCGATTGAGAATATTTATTCCAAAAGCAGGCTTCGGCCCTTGGTAATCGCAAGGAGCATCATTGCAGACATCGCCTACTCCGAGTTCCTGTTTACCTACAAGAACATCGCTATAGAACTGAATCGGGACCACGCCACCATCTTTCACAACCTTGCCACCCATGTGCAGGATTCCCGCTCTACCCCTCAACTCAAGTTCCTTCGTTCACAAGTTTTGCACACAACAAGGCGGAATTTGCAAACAAGTAATCACCCCTACATCTCTGACTAAGTGCGACTTAGGTCGTCGGTGAGCCTACGATAATCGGCAAATCCGTGAGATTCGGACGGGGTCAGCCTAACCGCTGACCCCTTTTTTTTGCAATCTTTGTGCATGGCATCCGCAGACACCATCATACTGGACCTCTACCGAAGCGGCGAAATCCGAAAGGCTTGCCTCACCATTACAGGAGGCGACCCGCTTTGGAGGGACTTGGAGCAGGAGTGCGTCCTCATACTGCTGGAAAAGGACCCCGCCAAGATTCTGCAAATACAAGCGCAGGGGTATTTCAAGTTCTATGTGGTGCGCCTCCTGCTGAACCTCTACCGAGGCAAGAACAACCAGTTTGCCCAAAAGTACCGCCACCACGACCTGCTCGAAGAACTGGACCCCGATTCGCCCATCCCCCAGTCCGAGTACGATTCCCTCATGGATGACCTGTGGGCCATTGCCGAAGCGGAGATGGACACTTGGGCCAAGGACGGGGCGTTCCCGTATGACAAGGAGTTACTCCGTCTGCACCTTCGCACGGGGAACATGAAGAAACTTTCAAGGGACACGGGCATCCCGTACCGCAGCATTATATACTCAATCGACCAAGCCAAGGCCAAAATCAAGGCCGCAATCCAAAACCATGGACACGCTGATATTTCCCCTGCTGATTAGTTCGCTCACCGCCCTCGCAATCGCCGAGTACCATGTCCTCCCGCAATGGTTCTACCGCACATGGCTGGGAAGGCACAAGCCGTTCTCCTGCGTCACCTGCCTCACCTTTTGGGTGGCGGTGGCCCTGACCCTGCCCACCTGCGGATGGGTTCTCGCTCCCGTTTACGGCCTCGCCTCTGCGGGGTTGACGGTTGTCATCCTCCAAGTCACCAACCGATGACCCAAGACGAGTACCTGCTGGCAACCAAGCACCGCCATTACTGGGACCAGTACCAAGCCGCCCTGTTCATGCGGCTCTCCCCCGAAGCGGTGCATGACTTGCAGACCATCCTTGTGGCTCATGGCAGACCCAACACGAATTGGTGGTGTGCGGACTGCGTAAAATCGGCCCTTTCCTACATTTACGAACAAGCGGACCAGTTCGCCCAAGCCAACCAGCAGACCGTTACCCATGCCCTCAACAACCCCAACCCTTGACCAGCAGTTCCAAACCTATGCCGACTATGGCGAAGGTGTACGCAACAACGCTAAGCGGGGGATTGAACTTAACGAGCGCAACGGTAACAAGTGCGCCACCCAGACGGGTAAAGTCCGTGCCCAGCAACTCGCCAACGGTGAGGGGATTTCCCTTGAAACGGTTAAACGGATGCACTCATACCTATCCCGTGCAGAAACCTACTACGACAACGCTGACAGTTCCAGCGACTGCGGCTACATCTCCTACCTCCTTTGGGGTGGCAAAGCGGCTCTTGGGTGGAGCAGGAATAAACTCCGAGAACTTGGCGAACTCGACTAAAGCCCCCAACGATGAGGCCCAGGTCCAAGCCCGCATGGATTCGCTGATGATGGTGATAACCACCCTCTGCGACTGCATTGGTGCGGTGGAGGAATCCAACTCGCCCAACGCTTTTGCGGTCAAGATGAAGATTGTGGACAAGATTGACGAACTCATTGATAAAATAGAATACTGATGCACCCAACAAGGATATTCAAGACCCCCGAAGACCTTGAAAAAGCATGGGCCGCCTTCAAGGAGGATGTGAAGGTCCAAGGCGAACAATGGAAGCGGGTGCAGTATGTCGGGAAGGATGGGTTGAAGAAGGAAGACCCCGCAAAAGTGCCGCTGACCTTGGAAGGGTTTAAGCGGTTTTGTCGCAATAATTACGGGGATGCTCAGCAGTACTTTGACAACAAGGACGGCTATTATGACGACTTCGTGGTTATCTGCCGTGCGATTCGGGAAGAAATCCGAGAAGACCAAATCATCGGTGGCCTGCTCTCGTTCTACAACCCCTCCATCACGCAGCGGTTGAACGGACTGGTGGAAAAGCAGGAAACGAGTATCACCATCGAGCAGCCGCTTTTTGGGGAGTAGTGGTGCGGGTGTATGAAAAGCCCGTATCTTTGTGTCAGTCAGGTGGCGGAATGGTAGACGCTAATGAATTGCTCTGAGATGAGGCGATGTCTAACACCAGCAGAAGCATTATGGTGCCCAAGAAGATTAGACGCACAGGTTCGATTCCTGTCCTGACTACACGGCTATGTGGTGGGAGGCCACCCATACAACACCTTGTATGATTGCAGGTTCAAATCCTGCCATGGCCGCAAAACCATTTCGTTGACGCCAACAAAATGATGTTCCAGTACACCACCGCCATCAAGAAGATTCGGGCGATGACCGCTCGGAAGAAGGTGATACAGGGCGGAACAAGTGCGAGCAAAACATTCGGCATCCTTGCGGTCCTCATTGACCACGCCGCTCGCCATCCCAAGTCGGAGATTTCGGTGGTGTCCGAATCCGTCCCTCACTTGCGACGGGGGGCCATCAAGGACTTCGCCAAGATTATGCAATGGACCCACCGTTGGGTTCCCGACCGCTGGAACAAGACGCTCCTGCAGTACAACTTCGCCAACGGGTCCACGATTGAGTTCTTCTCCGCTGATTCGGAAGCCCGCCTAAGAGGGGCAAGGAGGCAGGTCCTCTACATCAACGAGGCCAACAACATCGACTTCGATTCCTATTACCAGTTGGCGATTCGTACAAGTCAGGAGATATACATCGACTTCAACCCAACCCACGAATTTTGGGCGCACACGGAGGTACTCCCCGAAAAGGATGCGGAGTTTCTCATACTGACCTACCAAGACAACGAAGCCCTTCCCGACACCATCCGCAACGACATCGAACTGAACCGCACCAAAGCGGAGCATTCGGCTTACTGGGCGAACTGGTGGAAGGTGTACGGCCTCGGCCAAGTCG